GTCTCTAGGCAATCCCGCTATTAAACATCTAGCGGAATTAGATCCGGAATGGTTTAACTGGGAAACCATTAAGACTCTGGTACAGGCGGCGGGTAGAATATGCAGAACTCCTGATGACTTCGGAGCCACATTCATACCGGACAAAACATTTATGCGTTTAATTACAGAAGCTAAGTCTCAGTTTCCTAAGTACTTTCTAGATGCATTACAGTTTGCAGAATAGAATGCCGATATATAATATACTGAACAGGAGATATATAATGCTCATGCTGCTTGATGTATTTGATTCACAGGCCCGAACCGTAGTAACAATAGCAATAGATCCAAAGGCAATACAGGCAATTAAGCCTGCGGTAGAAGACATCACTATGTGTCTAGCGTATATGGGAGAGAAAGTGTGGAGAGTTAATTCCCCATTTAGGGAACTGGTAGACAAGATTAACAATGCACGTAAGGAGATGAACAATGGGTGAACTGCCGAAACTAATTGCAATCAGCGGGTGGAAGGGTGCAGGCAAGGATACGGCTGGACTACATCTAGTTCAGGAGTATAGATATCGCCCTATTTCTTTTGCCTATGAACTAAAGAATATGGTATCTGAGATGTATGGAGTCCATAGATTCTGGATGGATGATCGCACTAAAAAGGATATGCCGCTTGTAAATATGCCAGCAATTCCTACTGACCCTTTTTCTGAAGCTGTGCACAATCTACTTGCCGACGAATTATCTAGCGGATACTGGACTCCCCGGGCTTTATGTATTCTCGAAGGTTCAGTTAAAAGATCTGTGCATGCAAACTATTGGGTAAAAAAAGTAGTAGAACATATTCTTAAGGACGAACATAATAACTATGTCATAACAGATATGCGGTACGCCAACGAAGCAGATACATTAAAGATCATGGTGCCTTCTATTAAGACAGTTAGAATTCAGAGGGCAGGTCATGAAATTACTACACAAGATCCATCGGAACGTAATTTAGATACTTATAGATTCGATTATATTATTCATAACGACGGAACAATTCCTGAGTTATATAGTAAACTAGATAAAATGATGGGAGAATTAAAATGAATCTAGATGAAAGAATCGCACTAATGATTGATTACTTGAAGATGAAAACCGAGCTTGGAGACTGGCATGCTGTGGCAGATGCAGCTATGGATCTGCGAGAATTGGAATTGGCTAAGAAACTTGGGGGTAATTAATGCCTACCTATGTATATTATTGCGTTGATTGTGAGACAGCACAAGACGCTTTTTATACTCTGAAAGAAACCCGGCCCGATACCCTCCGATGTCAGTCATGCGGAGGCATAGCTAACTACCAGCTCAGGGCCCCGGTGGTATTGAAGGCCAGCTATCTAGATGGTCAGAGAAAGAAACAGTGGCAGGACTTGCGAGAAGCCAGCAAGCTTAATAAGGCGGCAGCTGAAACTTCCAATGAGCAAGAGAAGAAAGAGCTACAGGCAGAGCAGAAGAAGATCGGATACAACTTCAATAAGGAGCCTATATGAAATACCTATTATTGTTAGCATTCATGTTAAGTTCTACTGCTATGGCTGAGGGAAACTATACTTTATTTGATATAGAAAAGTTAGAGATTAAACATTCTAAGATGGCTCCCGGCACTCGAGACCCATATGCTCCGTGGTATACGGGATCATGGTATACGAAGTCCGAGTTAGATTGGCGAGTCAATATGCTAGAAGCTGTATATTGGGATAACAATATGCACATGGAAATGATTAATCCTACTACTGTAAAGACTGTAGGCTGGAAGTATGAACTTGGTGTCAGGATATTAGACAGTATATCTATTTACTGGGGACATCACAGTAGGCATATATTAGATGAGCATGGAGTTGAGTTCTACGAAGAACCCCTTAGTCAGTTCCCAGTAGAAGATGCCATTGGAATTAGATTTAAAATTGTAGAAGAAAAGGTAGGGAGGGGAATATTTAAATGAAATCATTAGGTTACAGTATTACAATACACGGATGCAATTCCCTACATGCCTATTACTGTGACAACTGTAATAAAATAATTTATAATATAAGTAAACATGTAAAGTCTTGTACATGCAAGGAGGAGACAAATGGAACATCTAGAACATCGACTCAAGGTAACAGAACAGAAATTGCTAGTAATGCAGAAGGAAGTTTCGGAGGTAATCGGGGAACTACAGCAAGCACTGACTGCCTTGATGCGATCTCAAGCAATGGCTACGGCAGTAGCTAATTCTAGACTGGAAGAATTAGAAGCCAAAACTAAAAACCTAGTAATAGAAGCAACAGATTTAAATCATCCGGGCGGCAAGGAATTGTAAGTGAAGTTAAGACTGTTTGCAGATCAGCCTTGTCCCAAGCATAATCTACTTGCTTTTTGGATAGGGGCTGATATATACTGTAAACGATGTCTTGCAGAAATGGAAGACGAAGAACGTAAAGCACTATGCAGATTCTGGGCCGAACTAATTATAGCCGTTTCTAATATAGGGAAATCTAATAATGGAAGTAAGTAAAATTCTTGTCGTAGATTTTGTTAATAAGAAAGTTACTAGCGGATATCAGGGCCCTTCCGGACAAACATTTGTACCCCTTATAAGTACTACAGAAATTATAGAATCTAGAAAAAGAGTAACGGAAGCTATTGAACGGATCGACAGTATACTGCACGATCTAGCTTTGTTATCTAAAAAACCAGAAGGAGATTCTCATGGAGACTAGCTATCTTAAATTAATGAAAGGCAGCCGACTCACTAACTATATGCGGTTAGAGATGGCTCCCGGCGTAGAACCAATACTAGGTAAAAACTATCTATATCTGGATATACCACTTATTGGCGCAGTCATTGACGAAGGTAGTGAAGTAGTTCAGGTAAGTCTAAGTGTAAAAAGAAATCAACATGTATGGATATTAAGCGCAGCCCACGTCGATATGAAGGGTAGAAACTTTATTGAAGTTGAGCCCAATCCCATCCTTGCAGAGTATGGACAGATTCAGGGACTATATAGAATTCATCCAGACTCGGGAAAGAAAGAACTAGGTTTCTGGTTTACTGCTAGAAAAGATACAGACTTGACTCTACTAGATTATGCCGTTAGAATTTATATGCCAGCATGAGGTAACATATGCAACTTAATATCCTAGAAATTGCACAAACATTAATTGATGAGCTTTTAGTAGAAGAGCAACATAATCGACAGCGAGCCGAAGGAGTAGCTATGTTATTCCGACGAATCCAAGAAGCACATGCAACTGCTCAACAATCAGAACAACAGGAAGTTACAAATGTCGAAGGACAATGAAGATAATGACGTAAAGTCTAAGATCATGTCTCTTGCAGATAAGCGCAAGAAGAAAACCGATCAGGCCCGAAAAACATATTTGCCCCTAGAACAGCGAGTAGCTGAACTAGAGGCAGATTTGATTCGAATCATAGATAGTCTGGCAGATCTAGATTACATTATAAACAATCATGCACGAGTAAACAGACTTCTAGTCAAGGCCCTATCTAATATAGCCAGCCGCATACCTGACGCCCAGCCGGAAAAGAAACCTTAATTTACTCCAGCAATCTGTATTGTCTCGTCTGCGGGAACAAACTCTAAAGCACTTTCCTGCTCTTCTGCAGTACGTCCGCTAGACGCAGGCTTCTTCTTTTTCTTCTTAGCTTCCGGCATAGGAAGTTTAGGCTTTTCTATCCCAGTATTATTTGCTAGCAACACATCGCCCATCTGGTCCAAATCTACATCCGTAGCTTCGAAGTCTTGCTCCCCGGGAAATGGAGTCATAGACGGTGCTCCTTTATCTCGAAGCATCCCAAGTATTTTAAGATTCATTCTACTCTTTTCTTTCGGTAACATCTTGTTCCTCCGATATGCCCAGATCTCGGGCGGCCTCTTGAACGATGAGGTCGTCTTCTTTGGTTTTAGTTTTTCTGGATATTAGTTTGAAGGGGAGGAGCAGGAGTCTACGTAAGGTCTTCCCCGTTAGAATCGCTAGTACCGCAGACCCCAGCCCCATAAGTAATATATTACGCAAGTCCATAAATGATGTCAAGTTAATATTTGATAGGTCCATATTATTTTATAACTCATTGTAATTATTTAACTAATTTAGATTTTAACATTTCAGCCCCACTTACAGTTCTTTCAGTCTGAGTCCCACCTTCTGGACGTTCTCCAAAAATTGCAGTAGGCATAAAGTCTGTAACAAACTTAATAAATCCAGCGCCGGGAGCATACATAAATGCAGCTCGGTCTAAACCACGAACCAGCTTAACGCCCTCTGCTTTAGTGGCAGGAACAACTATATCCTGCATCAGAGTGTCAATCATTGGGGGAGTGAATATATCACCCGCCACAAATCCAGCAAGAGAAGATACTGGAGCTGCCTTAGTAAGACCTGTTTTGCCTATGAATGCCGTTGCTCTGTCTTCTCCTGCTACTTCTTTTATAGGCTCCTGAAGCATATAATCTATCGCAGCGAAGGCCAGCAGCGGGGCGGCGTATCTCTCTGCCGACCTAGCGAGACCTCGGGGAAGACCCTTAGTTCTAATCTCTGATGCCATTTCTCCCGCAATTGCTGTGGGCCATTTCGCAAAGGTCGCAAACATAGGGCCCATAGTTCTGCCAAATTCGTATAGCGAGGGGCGGTTGTAGTTAAACGCTGTTGAGCCATTCAAGTGTGTTGCAAGAATAGATTCAATTTGTTTAGGGTTATTACCTGCCCTAGTAATTGCTCGTTGTACTGAGCTGGGGAATTTAGTTAGGGCTTCTTGTGCTAATTTATTTCCACGAGTTAAATCGTAGGTCATCATCTTAGCTATGCCTAAAATACTTGCTCTGTTTAATTGTTCCGACTTTTCATATAAAGCCATGCCCCACTGGGATATAGCGTCTAGTCCCCGAAGATTTGTATCTACTGCTTTGCTGGCCCGAATGCCATCAGCTATAGCCCGTTGTCCTGTACGGGTGAAGGATTCTGGGATAAGTCCGGTAGCTTTTATTTCTGCACTGACTTGTGCCCAGTTTTTTAGAGCGTAGGTTAGGCCTCTAATATACGTAGTGTATCCATACTTAGTTCCAAGTTCGGGAGCAGTACGAGCAATACCAGAAAATACGTTTTGAATAATAGGTACTGGTCTCCAGCCTAATACGTTTGGGTAGATCTGCTTTGCAAAAAAGCCGGGAAGATCTTCCATTCCTTTAATAGAATTAAGGATAAAGGCTCGAGTAGTATTGCCCCTCTTAATAGCCTCATCAATTTTTGGATCTAATGCTCTAGCTATTTGTGCCCTAGCGTCTCTCATATAATGAGCCACTGTCCCCTTACGAACTCCCCACGTATCTTCTACTATGTTTCTAACATACTCGGCTTCGTTTTTAGCGTTGAGTTTATCTAATCTGTCCGCATAAAATTTCATTTTAGACAATGAATCTCGTTGATATAAACTAGACAACATATCTTGAGAGTATCTATCTAAGGCTTTAAATATATTTTTCTCTTTAATAAAGTCCGGTATGCCTTCAAGTTTAGCATCCCTTTCCATAGATCCTCGTGCTACTTTATCTAACATTCGTATAGAGCTTTCCGATCTAGTAGAATCTTGTATGGCTTTATTTAATTGAGCGCCATTTTGTATTTGTACAGGGCGTCCAGTAATCCAATTTAAATAAGATTGTAAGTTTTTAAATGCGGGCTGGTTAGCTAGCTTTGTAAGTTGTTCATTTGATATTTGAGATATATTAGAATAAGATGTTCCTAATATTTTATTTGCTTCAGTAACTGCATTTCTAAGTTCCATCTCAACTTTAGCAATAGCTTCTGGAACCGGCACCGACATTCGAGAAATATAATTTTCAACCTTAGGAATATCTAATCCTTTAATTCCTTTTTCCTGTATTCCAGTAGTTACAAATTTATACAGATCTTGATATTCTTTTTTAAATGCTTCGACTACTGTTTTTTCATTGTTAGTTAATTTACTAAAGTCCCCAGTATCTAGGGCATTAAATAGTTTTCCATTCTTAGCTGCTTCTAAACTACCGCTTTTTTCTGCCAAATCATATAAAGAGTCTAAAGCTTTTTTATGGGTCTCCCTAACTGTTCCCATTAGGTTTCTATTTTTAGACAGCTCATCCAATGTCGGCTCTAAAGAGGTTTTAAATTTTTCATCTATAGTTCGTAATGCAAAACGAGCATCACTTACTTTGTTAATTATTTGACCAACTTTAGATTCGGGAGATATATCATGTAAACCCCGCTGTTCTATTGCTTGATCTACTTTTTGTCCTAGTCTAAATTTATTAAATTCTTCAGCTACAAATTGTTTTCCTTGACGAAGCTGTTCTTTCCATGCTTGTTTTATTTCAAAAGAGTCTGTATATTTTTGTCCAGTAACAGACTGAATATAAGAAGACTGTTCTGCTTCTATTATATCTCGAGCCAAACGTTCAGTAGCTGCTTGATTATATCCTACTTGTTTAATATAGTTTTCATCAAGTTTACTTAGCAATAATTTACCTTCTGAACTACCTTGAGATAAATAAGCTCGTTGAGCTTCTTCACCTAATTCTGCTTTTATAATACGATCGGCATCTTCAAAAGTAATATTGTCTGCATTTTTTGTACCTATTGCATATTGTTCAATAAGTGCATTGCCGGGATTTTCTTGCATTTGTTTAGCTGTTTGTTGTTCCAGCTTTTCTACATCTGCAGATACTTCTTGTATGGCTTTTTGTTCTGTTTGAGTAAGAACCTTCTGCCCTTTATTGCTTAATCGACTTGCTAATTTTTGTACTCCAAATCCTAAAGCGGCTCCTGTGCCTGCGCCCATAAGAGTTTGTGAAACTTCTTCTCCAGCTTTGGATGCACCAAATCCTCCGGCAGCCCCAAGTACTGCGCCTGCAGCCGTGGCTCCTTTAAGTCCGCCGCCAGCAGCCTTAGCCACTTTAGCTAAACCTATTCCGGGGGCAAGAAATTCTGCTCCATATTGTACGTAGGATTTACGGCCAGATACTAATTCTTTAAGCTCATCTAATGCCGCCTCTTGTTTAGGATCTTGAGCCATTCTGTATAGTTTTTGTGGAACACCTAGACCAACAGCTTCTCCCGCAAAACCAGCAGCACCCTTAAGTACATCTGACGCCTTAACATTTTCTGGCATACCGCCAAGGAAAGGTAGAGCTGAACGCAAATCTTCGGAAGATGTGCCATACTTTGTAGCAATCTTACTTAGTTCTTCGTCTGTAATTTGTTGGGGTATTATAGCTGGACGATCAAAAGCGCCACGCTCTTGTATTTCTTTTTGTATTGAATCTAATTGTGGAGCACGTAATTCTTCCAAAGTTGGAGGAGCAAATAGTTCTGACTCTGTTGGGGGCGCAAATAAATCCACCTGCTTTTTTTGTACAGCAGAAGTAGAAAGTTCATCTTGTGTGGGTGGAGCAAATAGTTTATTAGTAGCCACGACTTATTCCTTCGGAGTATAGCCCCGCTTAATTAGAATATCCCTAGCTTGATTATAATCTAAGTTATACTGTTTTGCATAGTTTAATATTTGAGAATCTTGTTTTGGAGCAGAAGTAACTGGCGTTTCTGATACGGCTCCGCCCTGTTTTCGTTTTTGTAGATCAGCTAAGGCTGCTTTAAGATTAGTTAATACCAGATTTTGATCTGTATTAGTTCCATATATTGTTCCCGGAACTTGAGACTTAGCAATAACTTGTTCTAAATCTACTCCAGCTGCAGCTGCTTCCGTAAGTAAAGTCTCCTGTGCTTTCTCTTTTTGCTTCTTACTAATATCTCCAGAGATAATAACTTGTTGTGCACCTATAGCTTTTTGTAGAGATTGTTCTTGCTCATCCAATTTTTTTTGTAATCCTCGACGAGTTTCCCTGCGAATCTCTCTATCTTCAGTAGACTCTTTTGGAGTACGTGCTTCTCTTTCTGCTAGCTCAACCCGTCTTCTCTCAAGGCCAATACGCTCCTGCTCCATTCCTTCACGTTTTAAACGATCCTCTAATCGTTGTTCTTGCTCACGCTGAGATTCAATATCTTTTAAAGTTCTTTCTAAAGTTCTAGCTTCTCGTTCTGTGCGGGCTCCGTAGTCTATGCTAGGTATTTGAAGTCCGGCCATGGGGCGACCTGAACGCATTCCAGCTTGGGCGGCGGCATATTGGGTAAAAGCCTGTCCAAGTAATTGAGCAACTTCTAACCACTCGTTACGAGTCTTAGCCTTTTCATACAAGTCGTAGGCTCGATCTCGTTGCTCTTTAAATCTATCTAAGGCTTCTGGTTGTTTAGGCTGATCTTTAGCTTCTTCAATAGCTGCGGCGGCGCTTGAATCTTCCTTAGCTGGTTCTTTCTTTACAAGCTGAGTAGATTGTTCTAGTGCTTTTTTAGTTTGATTTTTAATCTCTTCAGTAGGTTTATCTTGTAAATTTTCTGCAAAAGAAATTTCTACTTCTTTGCCCTTACTGTCGAGCAATTTGACTGGAGCCGGTTGACGTGTATCGGAAGTCATAGCTGTGCCTGCAGTAAGGGGAGCAAGCCATGGCATTGTTAGTTTTTTTACACGAGAAGACAGCGATTCTTTAGCGGGTTCTGCAACTTGTTCAGCCTTTGTGGCTGTTGTTGGGGCAGAAGAAGTTGTTTCTATTTCAGAGCGTTTGACCCACTTAGGCCCGCCATAGTTAATAAGAACTTCATCCCCACTAGAATCTATTATACGAGTCTCTTCTCCCTTATACATTACTGGACTAAATTTTTCTAGATCTTCAGAAACTTTAGGGGCGGGCACATTTTGACCTATGGCTTCTTTAAGAGAGCTGGTACTGGGAGCGGCAGCTGTTCCTTTTTCTTGTGTAATACGAATTACTTTATAACCGCCGCCCTGTTTAGGGATTGCTTCATATCCCGGAGGAAGCATAGGTATTCCTGACAAGTCTTTTACTTCTCCTACAGGCACAAGTTCGCCTTTAGGTGGAGGTTGAAATCTTCCAAACTTAGAAGCCTCTCGTGCTGTAATACTTTCTTCTACTTGAGGAGCTACCCGTTGTCTTAGGCTAGCTTGTTCTGCCTCAGTTCCTTTGCCTAAAAATTGAGCAGGACTTGTTGGAAAATCTTGAATAGCAGGTTTAGCAGTAAGACCAAATACTTTCTGCCCCTCTTTTTCTATAACCTCTTCAGCAGCTTGCTCTAAACTAATTCCAGCTTTGGATGCTAATTCTCGAGCTTCTTTTTGCAATGCCGCAGATAGTTTATTTATAAGTGCCATATATTACTCCTGTTGCGATCCGACTGCAGTTCCGGCAGCTCCGCCCACCTGAGCACCGATCATTGCTCCCATAGCTGTTCCGCCCGCCGGTGCTACCATAGTACCAATAGCCGCCCCTACAATCATACCGCCTGCCTGCCACATAGCAGCATTGTTAGCGGCTTTAGCCCTAGCTTTAGCCATTCTTTTCTTTATTGCATTTTCAATATTAACAATTTGTTCTTTAGCTTTTTGATCTTTAACTTGTTCTGCCATTGCCCAACGTTGTTTTAAATCTTCCATCACAAGGTTATATGCAGTTTCCATTGCTTGCAATTTACGTCTATTTAACTGGTCGGCTTGTTGGGCATAATTTTTATATTGCTCATCAGAAACTGCATTCTGTCTTGCATAGTCCGCTAATTGTCTTTGATTAAAAAGAGTACGACCAGCTTCGTCTCGTTTAAATTGTATTTCATTATCATATAATTCTTTTTTAGCTGACATATCTAATTGAGCAAGCCTTTGAACATTATCTAATTCTTGCTTTTGGGCAGCCTGTTGTGCGCCGAATATTGACTTCTGTGCAGCCATCTGTTGCTCACCTAATTGCAACTGACCTAATCTTCCAGCCTGTTGAACCATTTGCTCTGCTTGACCAACCTGCTGTTGTCCCATCTGTTGAGTAGCCGCAGCTGCAGTTTGTTGAGCTACGGGAGCTATTGCTGCCGGAGTTGGAGCTTTAGCTACGGCTTGCTGTAACTGAATATCACGAGCTGCCTGAAGTCCCTGCGCCACCCGGGAACTAGCTGCAGGCAATTGATTCTGCAAGTTTTGCAGAGCTGTCATTCTAGGTGATTGTCCGGTTGGTGCTGCCATTATTAATTCTCATCATAAAAGTTAGAACGAGACATAGCAAGTTCTTGATTTTTTACAGACTGTCTAAGTGCTTTCTTTTCCTGAGCATCTTCATAAGTTCCATATGCTCCAATACCTGTGGTTATTAATCCGCCAATTCCAGTAAATACAGCCGTGTCCTTAGCTGCTTTAGCATCATTTCTAAACATTTCCCAAGCACTATTTAAGCCCATCTCTGCCATTCTCTTAGAAAATTCCCTATCACTTGCCGCAAGTATTGATTTATTACCTAATTGTTTTTCTAATAATTGTTTATTATCTTCTAGAGTAGCCCGTGCTAATTGTTCTTTAAATTGCAGATCAACATTAAGTCTAGCTCGAGCGCCTTCACGTTGTAGATTATCAATATATTGCTGATTACTCAAGCGTAAATTCTGCCCTACTTGCTCTAACCCTGCCTGATATCTAGCTAAATCAATACGTCCCTTACCTTGTTCTAAACCCTGAAGAAGTTCATTAGTACGGAGTTGAGTTTGTACGGCATTAGCCTGACGTTGTTGTTGAATCTGAGCTTGTTGTTGTTGGGTTTTCTGAACAATTTCACGAGCTTGTTGTTCTTGTGCTACCTGTTGAGTAGCTGCCGCCTGTTTTACAGGCTCCATAGCTTGAGCAGTTTGCGCTACAGCTGCCTGCTCTTGCTGGGTAGATGTGGTTCCTGTGGGGGCTGCACCGGCTTTGCCTGTCTTAGCTCGAAGTAAAGTAGACAACTGAGAGGTTGTATCTTGCATTTGAGGTTGTAGTGCTTCTAATAAGTTTGCCATAAAAAATTATACCCTTATATCCAAGCCGGGAAGATTGCCTAAATTTATGTCCATTGGGTCAACTCGTATTTCCCCTATGTTTATATTTGCTAGTGGGTCGGGATTAATTCGGTTTGCATCAGCATCAGTTAATCCCCATTTAGACCAAGTTCCAGATGCCTTTAAATCGTCAATAACAGATTTTTTCCACCAAAAAATATCTACAGGCGATACTTCTGTTCCCGTACCTAAAACTACAGACAAAGGAGTTTGTGCTCTTGTTCCGTAGACTAAATTACTTATACGATCACTTACAGTATTTATATCTGGAGTTTGACCTGACTTACCAATATCGCCCCAGTCCTCTAATACCCTAGCCTGTGGTGTATTGAATTCTGGAATTTTTGGCCCCGCATATTTAAATTCAGCAGCCTTAGCCGTACCTTCAGCAGCTTCCGCTACGGTAGGTTTGGGGTTATTTTTTAAGAAAGTATCTTTTAAAGTTTCTGTATTAAGTTTTCCATCCACAACAGGAAGAGTTCCAGTCGTATATGCGGAGTCACCGAATCCTAGATTTGACATAATAGTATTATTTTGAATGTCAGTATTAACTTGCTCTGGAGAAATAATTGACGGAGAATATAGAGCCAGTAAAGATTCTGTTTCATTTGGTTCTAAGTTAGAGGCAGTTATATTGTCGTCTAATATATTTTTATAAGATTTCCACCTCTTACCGTTTCCTTCAATATTAAGAGTTGCAAGCTGTTCTGGAGTAAGTTTAGATATTTCTTCGGAAGTAGAAGGATTAATAGAAGCGACTTCTGAAATTTGAGAAGCAAATGTTTTCTTTTCATCTGGAGTTTTATTTTGTAGATGAGTAAGTATAGGACTGTCTTGAGTTGTAAATCGCTTTTTAGCAAGTCCAGTAGATCCCGGAAAGAGAGCTTTCTGTACTGCTGGATCGAGGGGAATTCCGCCCATAGCATCAGAAATAAGTTTTTTATTATCTTCTTGTACTTTCTTAAATTCGGTAGCGCCAGTATCAATTCTCTTAGCAGCTTCTGTAAGAACTGCCTGATGTGAATCAATAAATTTAGCAAGTTCTGGTTCTGACTCTCGTAGTTCTTTTCTAATATCTGAGTCTTCTGGAGACTCCAAATAGTCCTTAACGACTGCAGATATATTATCGTCAGATAAAGCATCTTCAGCAGACATGACCTGACCGGCAAATGTAACCTGATCTGCCCTACTAACAGCCTCAGCAATTCTCTGAACATCAGCTTCACTGGCTCTAACACCAACGGCAGACAATTCACGTCCCGCCTCTCGAGCAAGACCACGTTCCGCCGCTCCAGCCAGAGGAGATACTGCTTTTTGTCTAAGAGCTTGTGCTTGTCCAAACTCTGTAGAAGCAACTTGATTCACTTTATCTGATAACTGTTTTACTGTAAGACCGGCTATTTCGGTTTCTGGAACTCCAAGAAGTTCTGATAATTGTTTTGTATCGTAACCAAATTGTGGATCCTGTAGTAGATCTTCTACGGATAGATCTTCAATTGTTTTGCCAGCAGCTGCGCCAATTGTTTGATCTGCCGATTGATATAATGAAGCCAACTCTGTAGCACTTAATGGAAGCTTACCTTGTTGATCTCTACCAAAATGAGTATTTACGTCTATAAGTAATTGATTATATTCTTCTGTGCCGGGAGTAGCAGTACGTAATTTCTGAAGAGTATCAGCTACAGCTGCTACCGGCTTACCTTCAAATTCTTGTACAGTACCTACAGCTGCCGGAGCTATTGCTGCCTGCTCTTGAGTGACTGCAAGTTTTTGCATTTGATCGTCAATAAAATTAGTAACTCTATCTCCTAAGCCTCCAAGCTTTTGCATGTCGGCAGACTTAGTAATACGTTGTTGCTCTTCTGCAGTAGCTTCTTTTCTAGCCTGCTTACGTCGAAGGGCAGTTTGTAAATCCGGGGCGGGCTCACCAGCTGCTTTAAGGGCAGCACCTAACTGTTGCGGAGTTCCAGCCATCTTTGCAGACTGTGGACCGACTCCCGCAATCTCAGCTCCAAGTGGCGTAGTAGGCGCTACTTGTGCTCCTAATTGTTGAGTAGCTTGTTGCAATGTCTTTTTTTGTTGCAATACTCCACCCGGCCCACGACTAATTTGGTCGTCTGCCTGTGGCAATCCTCTTAATGTTTGTTGCAACGTCGCCATACTACTAGCATTTCTCCGGGGAAGACCGTTTAGAGGTCGGCCCATATCGTGTAAATCTTACCACATATCGGGGCCTTATGTCAAATAAGTAACGGCTCCTGTCCAGTATGCTACTTGTAGCCTTACATAGTAACATAATATGTTCCACCCTTTTAATGGCTTAGTAAGCCAATTGTATCGGGTTTTACGAATCTGTCAAGTCTTCTCTGCTGACAGAATGCCCTTACTATCCAGCGCCCCTACCCTATAATCTAAGCCCGCTACTTCTACATTCTCATCTAAGTTATTGTTTTCTATACGAATAGAGAAATAAACGCCTTTACGTCTGTCCAGAGAATGTCGTAAGGTTACAATATCCTTGCCGATTATATCACTCAAGCCCGTAAGAGCGGCGGTTCCCTTAACATTAAACGGAGTAGTTAATGAATATTCTTGTTCTAGATCTGTAGAATAGTATAGTAAATTCGAGGAGGTGCCGGTAGCGGTTCTGTAACTAGCTACTATTTTATCTAGCACTTTACGTATTCCCGAGTTGCCGTAGCTGTTAGGTCGGGTATCTAAACGGAATACGATGGGTTGATTAGAATCTCTAAAATCGCTTACAGTGCCCGTTGCTCGAAGGATATATACGTTCCCTCCGGTAGACGCCCAGAATGCGTCAGAAGCAAGATTTGCCCACCCTATTGCAGTGTGGTTATCATACCTACTCCACGCCCCTAAGGCCCCCTGCTCGTCTTCCTGAGTATGGTTATAGGCATAAACTTCCGTAGGTTCCTGATATCCAGTTGTAGCATTGGCGTTATTTGTCAAAGGAATAGATAGTTTGTACATCCTTCCTACAGCATAGTGATGACCCTGAGCTAATTCCAACGCATTCGAATCTACTCTACCTACCCAATTACGTTCCATAAACTTGCCAATATATCTGATATTTTGATCTTTACCTAAGGCATAGATGCCGGAGTTATTAGCAAACATTATGCCATTTCTAGTTACAGAAATACTGTATGGGGCTGTACACCCTAATCCCTGAGTTTCTAGGCGCTGTACGACAAGACTGCCTCCAGATGCTTTCTGATTAATATTTACTAAATATATAGAATTTGTTTTAAATACGACAAGTGCACTTTCTTGTTGTGCTGCAGTAAAGGCTGTTTCCCCGAAGAATGGGATTATGCCAGTAATCTCTTGGCCGTCCGCAGGGTTAATATCAATAGCCGAAAGACTGTCGATATCCAGTATGGATGTAGGATTGTCGAATATTTCAGGGTAGTTAGGGTAACTAATAAGTACACGGCTTGGAAATATCTTTTGAGCTGCCTGCACACTTTCATTCGAGGCTACCTGAATTGAGTTAATAAATACATTATAATTAGAAAATGTCCATTGAACACTCGGAAATACATCTACGGCCTCTGTAGACCTTACTACAATTCTTCCGCCGGAAGCAAGATCATTACCGCTTCGGGCAGATAACCACGGTCGGAACGCAGACATCCCAGAAATTGTGACATCTACTTGTCTCATTACACAATTTATAGCAAGAGCTAAACGACGTGTGGCATCGAAGATATCAAAAGTATCTCCATTTAACTGCCCCAAATTTCCGTCAGTGTTTAATAATACAGGCACAGTTCCTGCAATAGAACTAAAGACAGCCCTGTTTGGATAAGTAGCCACCGCTCCGGAATCTGCTTGATTAAAGTTTATGGTAATAGAAGTTGGAGTGCGAGAAGCTATTTGCCACCAGCCGGAATATTTTAGTGGTCTACCGGAAGTAGCTACAGTATCATAAGTTAAATATACCCAGTCTCCAATCGCTGCTGTATTATTTACAGTAACAGTGAATGAGGTATTTAATACTCCAGTTAATCCAGTAACAGTAATTCTATCCGCACCATTTCTCCACTGAAACTTAATACGGTCTACCACATTAGAAGTTAATCCAGCATCAGAAGCATCTCGTTTAAAAAATACAGTATTGCCTGTAATTTGAGAATTGTTCAAAGTTGGGGGAGCAAAAATTTGCATATCTAATTCAGGATAATCTTTTACATTTCCTAAAATTAAACGATTTGAAGTTGTTGTAATATATTTTGCTCGTGGGGGGTCTGACCAATTAATACCAAGTTCTGCCCCAGCAATAGCAGAAGTAACATCTAATTGATTTAGATCAGAATCCGAAGCTGTATCTGTATATAAAATATATCCATTTGTGTTATTAAAATTCAGAGCAATTGTATCCACTAAATAAAATACGGGAGCCACTGTTCCTGTCAACAATTTAGTTCTATATATCTGAACTTCAATTCTATCATAATCATAATTATCAAAAGTAGGCAGCCCTACTAATTTAATATTAATTGCCGCATTAGCTGTCATCTCTATAGACATGTCGTCTGAGGAAGTCATAGCAGAAGCTATTATATTATTATTGGCATCTACAGCATTTAGTCTAAAGTAATATTTATACGTGCCGGGAATTTCGTAAATAGTACCGGAGCTAACTATACTGGTATCTAATCCTCGATCAAATTGAATAACATGGTTTCCACCGCCCGAGCTTTTATCTACGTAGTTACGAACTATATAAGGAGCAGCAGTATATCCATCTACAATTACTTTAGTTCCAACAGGAATAACCTGTATATCTGCAGCGTTTATAGGAAGTTCGCCTCGGGTCAAATAATTTGCTAGGCCAGAACTTACAGTATATGGGATACTTCTAGGCTTAGGTAATACAATCTTTGCTGTTGCGGAAGTGTCCTGAGTAATAAATAATGCAGGCTGCCATGCGGGTAATCCGGCCCTGTATATATTCTGACCGTCAAATTTCATTACCTCATCTTTACCATTAGTCAAATATAAGTTATCTGATACCGTGGTAGATCTAATAAATGATTGATCGGAATATTCATCAGATTCGAAATATCTTACGTGAGTGAATGGAGTAAGAGCCCATGAATCGTCCGGAGCCTCAACAGGAATCCATCTTCTAATTACTTGAAATTTAGTTTGATCCCCAGCAGTATCTTGCCATTCTAAGTTTTCATCAACTTCAATGGTTTTCCCCGAAAGAATTGCAGTACCTACCGCCTCAGTAAGTTCACTAGAAATAGTAAATACTGTAGAAGATAAGATGTCTGTTACTGTCTGAAGTCCAGAATAAGGTCCTGCACTAATTAATATTACCTTCTGATCTCCAGATAAATACTCTGTAGTGCCGCCACCAGCAAGAGTTACTGTAGCAATCTGACCATCCCCAACAATAGATGTAATTGTATAATCAGGTCCAGCATTAATAGACAGTACTCGAAGTTGTCTATTAAGTCCGGTATAAGAAAGCATGTCTCCTCTAACTAAGTTTGTTACGGAGTCTGTTAATGAGGGAAGCCCAAGTCGCATTGGAATAACTGATGATGTTCTTTTTGCAGTTATAAGTACGCCGTTGGCTAAATCAACTAAATCATTAAACGGGCCACACACTGTTGTAGTTTGTGAGCTAGAGTATACTGCAGTTAGTTCTTGTCCAGAAAGAAGAAGGGTGTCGTTTGGAATATAAGAACAATTTGCAGACCATGTAATTTGATCTGTAAATATTCCAGCATATCCTCCCGTATTTAAATCATTATAGTCCACAGAGTTACTATTATTTTCTACCCAAATTTCTAACTGATTAGTTCCGGGAGTAACTTGTTTAATTTTAAAAGTGCCCTCATGTCTTTTGTAAGACATATTACTAACCGTCAACCAATCCTCTAGTCCGACAGTAGTACTAATAATTGTAGATAGCGTTCCTTGAATATCCATATTTGGTACGGATAAAGTATACTTAGTCCAGCCATTATTACTAGAATCATATACTACGGAAGTTATCAATACTTTACTTGTACCACCTCCGGTAGTTCTAATATAGCCTCTGGTACGGGCGGGAGAGTCTGTGCTATCATAAAATACAGGACCTATCCTAAGTTCGGCAGAAGTTCTAGAATATAAAGAAGGATACAAGGTGGGATACAGGTATTCAGAATCATAAGTTTCTGCTGTATCCGAATTCCATATTTCTCCAAAATCTCTTGCAATAAATAAATTTCCACCGAGGCCGCAAACAACACGCTGTTCTCCGCTTCGACGGTAAGTATCTATATGAGTTACCCAACCCTCTCTATTTGTTTTATCTGTATAAATTTCTGAATGATCTAATCCCCAGATCGTGACTTGCGGTGAAACATCTGTTCCGTCTACTGTTACAGAGGAGTCATATACACACAGTACGTTACTTCGAATATCTCCATATTCGTAAAATATCTTATATGATTCAGCAGCATATGTATCAAAGTTAAATGTAATAGAATTATTTAAATTGTCATAACTTACACTATTTGCTTCAACTTTTTCGTAATCAGAGCTGCTTGGTTTTTTAACATAGATATTATAGAATACCCACGGGTGTGATAAATTTTCTATAGTTACATTTTGTTGAGCAAGTAAAGGACCAATTTGCCCCTCTTTTACATTTGTAGTTGGGGCTGCTGAAAGAACAATCTGATATACTGTTGGGACGGCTGCAGTAATTGTAATAGATACATTTCCAGCATTGTCTAAAGTAAAATCATCTTCTTCAATTTCTGTCCACTCGCTAAGAGTATCTTCATATATTTTAGATACAATATTAAAATTAGTAAGATTGTGAGTAGTTGTAGGAATAGGTAATGTATCCGTTCCGCCCGGATGATTCCAAGTTTGAACGTATACATCTCCCGCCGTAGTTGGTTTATTTAAATAATAAACAATAGCGTTTGTATTTTGATATACCGTATAGTCAATATTAATATCATACGTAGAAGTATTTATTCTAACGGCATCTGTTAATATATCTGAATACGAATTATTTAGAGTTGAATCAGATTCTACTACATTACAAAAGAACTGACTTGTACCTAGACCGTGTTCTGTTCCGGCAATTGTTAAGGTGCCAGACGGGGCCAATAGTTCTTTTCTAATGGGAATAGTAAATCTGTCATAATACAAAGCTACATCGCCGGAAGTTGTAATAGGTCCCTGACCTGTAGTAAAGGTAGAGGATCTTCCATATATGACTAGGGGGGAGGATCTAACAGATTCCAGAGAAATTGTAGTATTGAGGGATACTATGGAATCTAAGGTAAAACATATCATTCGTTTAGATGGATCTACGTTAGTGTCGTAATCCATACGGGTTGTTCGAACTGGTACATTGCCCGCATAAGACTGATATCCTGTTCGCTTTCTAACTCTTTTTTCAATTACATCGGCATTTAATAGATCACGAACAAAGCCTTCGCCAATTTGATTTTCAGCAGAACGTGCATCTATACCACGCCCGAAATCCTGTTCTGGGATATTGGTATATTGTAAGGCCATGATTACTCCTTAAGACGCTGCTTAAGTTTGTATTGTCTTGACATGGATTTATCAGCAATATCGCCAATCAATTGACGGGTTCCTTCGGGAAGAGAACGAGACTCACACAGCTGATCTATATGTACGCACGTAGCTAATTCTAATTTAAGAACTCCACGCAAGAATTCTGTATTACATTCTCCGGGATTTCTACTACAAGATGCAGTAAGTTTAATAGCTTGTAGTGAAATTTCCATAGTATCTACAGGCTTTCCAGTACTACCAATTATACGTTCAACTACAGAATCGTATGCATCGGCGGCGGCTTGATAAGAAGAAGCAAACATATCGTGATCTGGAATAAAAGACTTGCCCGCACAGTTGTTATGTGCATGTTGCCCGTATAGCTGAAGAGCCCTAAGTACTGTAGCAAGTTTTTCTAATGCCATAAATCACCAAGCCTTACAGGACCAATAGCCCGCTGATAATTTAGATTTTTTTTCATCACATTTATGACGGGCCCTAAATGATTTACGGCGCTCTGGCTTATCTTTTTTAATAGACATATTGGCATCTCCAAAGCGGATAATCTTTTCTTCTCCGTCTTCGCAAGCTTTTACTACAGACTTTTTACCGCCCTTAACATCCCGACGAGGTTTGTTACACGGCATTCTGTCTTTTAGTTTACCAACAACTGCCATAAATATGTTTAACCTTTTTTGCTTTTAGGTACACAGTTAGGTACTTTTTTTCCGCCCTTGCCTTCTTTCATTCCTACCATTTCGTAGTTTTTCCAGCAAGGCATTTTATCTTTCATTTTTTGTATAACAGCCATATTCTATCGACTCCAATACCACCAGTAACGTCGGGTATTAGTTCCCCAAACATTTGATTTTTTCTTAACACGAAGTTCCTGCTGACGACCTGCCCAAGTTCTCTCAACCTGCTGTTCAAATTTCTTAAGAATAGTCTCTTCTGTTTCTGCCTGCCCGCCGAGCTTACGAGTAATCTCAGATACTGCATATTGAATAAGGAAATTACTTGTAGGACGACCGAAATAGGGGACACATATTCCTTCTATAGGGCATATATAGTCATCTAGTTGAATTTCAATATCTTGTAAGCTTGTACTAATTTCTCTATTAAATACTGTAGTTCTTGCGGGATGTGTACGAAATGTAATTTTATTGTCTACAATAGATTGAATCTGAAGGGATCCTTTAATCTCTCCAGTTTGTCCATCAATTACATTTACATAAGAAGCTAGTTGATCTGACTGTGTAGTAAGATTCCCGTCGGCCTGATCTACAATAATATAGTTTTGATTTGGATCAGAATTTACAACAGTAACTTTGCCCTGAGGCAATACTAGCTTTTCGGGATTTCTAATCATCCACATACGGGCGTCGTAGGAGCCGGACGGTTGTGGCACAATTCGAATCTTTCTACCGATTATGCAATAATATAGAGGAAAAGAGCTAATAGCTGCGGATTCATAATTAGTAATATCCCGGTAGCTGATGCGCTGAATTTCAATATAGTTAGCTCGACCTGTTCCAACAGGTACCATTGTTTCCAACTTGAGGATTCTATCCTCGAAAACATCTTCTGGAATATCATATTCGAAAACACCAGCCTGTAGATCTAGAGTAGTATATTTAAGTAGGGGCTCTGGATATTTACGTGTTAATATATCCGCAGCAAAGTCCCAAGCACGGTTGAGCGTGGGGAGTATGTCTGCCTCCGTAGAAACAGAATCCCTATTCATCTCATCCAGCTGCTGTCTAACCTCTTCTACGAGATTACTAACAGTGTAATTTAACCTCGGCATAGGCCGCCTCGGATATTAGAGTTTCGCCATCAATCCACGTTTTTTAAGTTCTGCCATAAGCTCTTCATCGGAAAGTGCTGATAGATCCAGAGGCTCCATTTCTTCGCCCTCAGCTTCCATCTCTTCTCCTTCTTCAGCAAGCTCTTCGCCTTCCTCGGCCTCAAGCTCTGGAAGTTCAAGCGGCATTTCTTCTGCTTCCGCTTCTGCCATTTCTTCGCCTGCTTCTGCTTCAGCTTCCGGAGCTGCCTTTTTAGACTCCGGCATTTTCATTTTCTTAAGTTTACCTAACATCATATGACCTCCTACAGTCTTGTATATTCTACCCTTTTTGGGGCAGATTGTAAATATTTATTTAAGTGCACCGTAAACTGTTGCAATTGCTGCAATAATTCCTACTACCCATGCTGATGCTGTTATAACGGTCTGAACCATAGTAACGTGGGTTTTAATTGGTTGTAATGCTTCAGAAAGTTTATCAATGTTTTCCTCAGCAATAGCCGTTCGACGAATATGCTCGGCGACATCCACCTGAATCTGTGTCTGTACCTCTGTCAATTTGTCTAATTTTTCCTCAATCCTATCGAAACGACTATCCATAATCTGTTATCCTTATAAGGCTAATACGTGCTCAACAAAAAGCAAGTCTCCTCCAGAATGTTTTCTAGTGTCTCCCGGGCGACCGCTAACTAGGCCCGAGTCGTCGTCTTGTCTCTGAGTGCGCCACTCTTCTGTCCAATCTTCCATAGTAGGTAGGCGATCTACTGGCCACTGGGCCAATAGTTCTTCCCGTGCCCGGCGCTTGGCCCCGAATAAAGCTAGGGCTAGAGCATTGCATGGAGAATGTTTTAAGATATCGTGAAGCACATTATACTCCGAGGAACTTGTTTCTCCTCTAAGTCGTCGATTTAAATAGATATGTAGCATTGTTAGATGCGACGGATATCCCGGCGTGGTACCCAAAGGCTGCCAAATATTGACCAGCAAAGTAGCTAATTTAGGTCTTCCCCGAAGATGAGCTATTAATGCGGCCAGTAATATAATTAATCCGGGTGTAAAATATACCCGATTGTTTCTAATTCTAAGTGTCCATTTCCAGACAGGTATTTGTATTATTTGATTCTCTTGTCCCATTTTCCAGAAATGTTTCCAGCCGTAGGACCAGACTGTTTCTAGAATGTCTAGTCTTTTAAAATGTAAACAATAGCACAGTAAACCTGTAAACATATCTCGGCTTATAGTGGATTCTCTAGGTCCCAACTTATGGGTACCTGCAGCCATTGCCGGATTGCGGAATACTTGTCCATCCTCACGAATGTATTCTTCTATTGCAAAGTCCTTATCAGTGGCTACTGCCTGTAGACAGGCAAATAGCAGTCCGTCTCCGGAACTACGGAAGTAGTCGGGATCTGCGGCTTTTTGTTTGTAGACTTCTGCTTGAGTCATATTACGCTAATCTTACGGCAGATATATACTGATCTACGGTTGATGCTGCAGCTACAGTTTGTGATACAGCAGTTCTAACTACTCCACTAGAAGGTACTTGAATAATTAAACCTGATGCATTTAACCTAGCAATAGTTGCCCCATCTCCTCCCGCATAACTTGCAATTGGACTAAAAGCAAGAGAAGTTGCTCCAGATACAATTTCTACGACAAGAGTTGCTTTTGTTGGTCCAGTACCAGAAATAGCCATTTGCCCGGAAACTAACCAAACTCCCGGAGAAAGAGTTAAAGAAGGCCCTGTTACTCCGCTAGAACTTGTGTTTGTTGTATTTGAAGAATATCTAACCTCATTTACATATCCAGCCGGTACCGCAGTACCATCATTTGCTGCCTGTAGTAATGCTTTTTGTGTCACTTGAAATTACCTCCGTTGTTATACTAGATTTCAAATCGCCAGATTTAAATCTTGATAAGCTTATTGCATGATAAGTTAATTGGGCGAGTTTCTGCATCGCCAGTTATTGTCTGGGCGGCAGCGGTTCCAGAAACAGATACACTGTGACTATGAGATCCAGCGTATCCAGTCCAGTCATCAGCCGCATCGGCCAGAGCAGTTGTCGCAGGATGACCGACTCCGCCACCAGAGTTCCACATATCAACCGTATGCCTGTGGTTTCCATCTGTTGATGTACCGCCACTCGCAGAAACAGAACTACTTGAGTTAGTTAATCCGTTCTTAGCTGTTGCCTGACTCTGAGCAGATCCGTGAGCCCGTCCTGAATCTCGACCAGCCGCACCTGCAGAGGTATTCATATTGTCATTATAGCGAGCAAATCGTCCTCGAAAATCTGGCAGATTAAATGTAGTACTGCCATCTCCGCTGCCATAAGAAGTTCCAATAGAAGAAAATAATGAAGCATATACTGTACGGCTTACCGCCCTACCATCACACATTAGCCATCCTGACGGCTCTACTGTTCCAGCATAGTCTACCAGCATTCCCGAAGGAAGGGATAACATTGTCAGTGCCTGACTTCCAATTGCTGAATTAGCCATTTGTAGTTTCCTCCTGTACAGCTACCTCGGCCTGCTCTTCTGCTACAGGCTGTTGCTCTTCTGTAGCTACTTGTTGTTCTTCTACAACTTCAACAGGTTTAGGTCTAACTTCTTCCTGATAGGATTGAATAAGTGCAAGCTGCTCCTCATTAGTGACTTCTACTTCGCACTCTTCTGCAGCCACTGCAGCAAATCCACGAGAATCTAGAACATGATAGCCCTGTTCAGACCACATATATTCTCCGGGTAGTATTTTAATTTTCATATATTAAGTTCCTTCCTATTAAGTAAAGTCTGTAACTAAATCAATGCCATTTAGTTCTTCTAGAATTACCCAGCTTAGTCCACCAGCTAGAGCGCATCCATTAGCTCCACTTGTATTTGCAAATTGAAAAGTAATTGTTGTTGCTGCAGCAGTAAATATTTGTTCTGCACTGGCAGCCATAAATCTGTTACTACCAGCTACGACAGGTTCATAATAGAGTAGAGCCAGTTGAGACGCATTATGAACAGCAGAAAATGCGGCTCCAGTTGCGTTAACAAAGCAACTAAAATATCCATGCATCACAAGCCTATAATTTCTTCCTACTACCAAGTTGTTAAGTTGTAGAGTAGGAAGAGCAACAGTTGCTCCACTTGAAGCTGTTACTGTTACTGCTAATGTTTTTTTCTGAATCCTATTTCTTCTGCTCGCTCCAATTACAGTATAAGTTGCCTCTGGAAGTCTTGCGGCAGCTACTGTTCCGGTTTGAATGCTTCCGGCATCTATACTAAGAGGTAATGTAGTTCCAACTGCTGGAGCATTTAGAGAATAACTAATACTGGAAGATACAAATCCTGTAATACTCGGTAATATTACTTGAATCAATCCGCCCGATGTAATAGTCATACTAAAGGAAGTAGGGGGCGTATCTCCCGACGTTTGATAGGATAGGTTCCAATTCGTGGCAGCTCCATTCTTACTAAACTGTGCCGATATATAAAATCTAAGTGGAGTTGTAGCACTGATTTCTATCCAGCCCGTAAGCTGTCCTGCACTATATGCCGAAACGTTTTGTACAGTAGTAGTAGTATTATTTGCAAGAGGAATCACTGTCTGTACGTTTGCAGAACCAACAACTACCCCACGCTTGGGAGCTACATACATTGTAGTTGTACTAGATGCAATACCTACAGGTAAGCTAATTTGTCCAACAACTGTAGGCTCTGTTATAGTTACTGCGCCTGCTGTTGTAGGAGAAAGAAAATACATCTCTCCCGAGACTAATCCAGTTAGTCCCTTTACTTCTCCCGATAGAGTTAATTCGAAATTATTGGCATCAATATATCTACTAACCATACCGACAACTTCTGCCGTTGGAGCAGAATCTGCACGGGCCTTAGTATATGTAGATCCATTAATATATAGAACGTCTCCAACAATAAACCCATGGCTTGCTTGATTAATTAAATCAGTAGTACCGCCGCCACCAATTCCAGACCATGCAGCATTTGCATATCCTTCGAAGGAACCAGAAGTGCTATTATATCGAACCATTCCATTTGTAGGAGTTCCCGGTCTCTCTGCTTCTGTACCGGCAGGTAGAGTAAGTGCTCCTGTTGTCAAGGCTGTACTAGATACTGTTTTATTGAGAAGAGATTGAGATGCGTCTGTTGTAACAAGTGCCGAAGAGTTAGGTATGGAATTTCCAGAAACAACCGCTCCGGTTGCATCTCTTCTAATTACTTTGTCGGCATCAGCAAGTACTGTCTTAAGAGAAGAAATTGCTATATCAGATAAAGTATTATTGTCTCCATCAATTGTTTTATTTGTAAGAATCTGATTGTCGGATACGCCAACTGCTGCACTTCCCAAAGCATTTATATATTGAAATTCTGTATTAGTTACAGATCCGTCTGCAATCTTAGTAGCATCAATTCCTGCAGCACTATCTACATTAACGTTAGCAATTTTAGCAGAGATTACTGCACCTGATGCATTTCTAACCAAAGCTTTATCTGCATCTAATAGTTCTGTTTTAAAGTCAGCAGGCTCTACGTTACTGAGAGAGTTCCCTGTACCATTTGCATCAAACGTCTTATTAGTCATTGTGGCCTGTGAGGTGGCCGACATAAGTACGCTGTCTGTATTTTCCGGAGGAAGTTGTACATCTCGAGCAGCTGTATAGGTTACGGATTGATTCGGACGCAACGTAATCTCTTGTGAGTTCTTACGAAATACGGCAGAAACTAATTCCTTTATTGATCCAAATAACTTCATTTACGTTGTTCCTTCTATGCCATTGGTTTGGCTGTTTGTCCCGACCTGCCTCGGGTATTATTCTTCTTCCTGCTTTGCTGCCGCAGGAGGCATCTTCATTTTATTAAGTGCAGACTTGGGTGCAACAGAATCTGCTTCATCTGGAAATTGTTCTCTAAATGCTTGAATACCTGCACCGATAGCATTGCGCCTAGCATGAGCCCCTACTGAGGAAATTTTACCTTCTTTTAGCATTTGCTCAATTTTTTTCAAAGCTTGCATCTGTTCATTAGTCATCCGTATCTAACTCCTATATTGCAAGAATAAGTATTCGCCAGCCCGAAACTCCCGGAGTTTCACTAGCGGTTAAGACTACAGTATTATTGTCTGTTCTAACCGTCGTGTCAATACCAATCGACTCGCCATTAGATTTATCAAAAAGTTGAATCATTACATCAGTAGTGCCTAAATTATGCACAACCGTCTTAACGATTCCATCCGCCGTAATCCAATCGGTTTTATATGCTTGGACCGGCACGGGTTGCCAGCTCGGTATTCCAGAAGATACCGTAAGTACATAATCTTCCGTACCATTTGCTAGCTTAGATACATCAATATTTGCCGAAGCTGAAATTTCTGAATTAGTTATAGGAGGTAAATTAGCTGTCGGAAGTAATGCAGAGCCGTCCAACGGTGCATAACCATTGGGTACGTCTCTATTTGCTGCATCTTCTTTACCATTCCATGAAGACTTTTCTGTATCAGTCACAAATCTGTAACTGCTGGATTGTATTATGTTTGCGGGGTTTGTAGCGTCCACATTTGGAACGTCTCCCAAGCCAACTTTGGTCGAAGGCAAGGTTGGAATATCGTCAGGTACAAGAGCACGGAACGTAGGTTCTGCTGCTGCTCCTGTTGCTGGGCCTGCATAGACTTCATTACTTGCTTGATTAGCTTTTGTAAGTGTAAGGGTGCCGTCGGTCGTAACCGGGTTGCCTGATACAATGAATTCGACTGGAGCCGCAAGATCCACACTTGTGACTGTACCAACGCCGGAGGAGTCAACCCACGTGAGATTACCCTCGCCATCGGTCGCCAAGAGTTGGTCTTCAGACCCGTAACTATTAGGTAGCTTAAATGTAAGGTTTTCCGTCTGCCCGCTTTCCGCCGGGGCAAACGCCGTTGTATATGTCCCATTATCAAGCTCCAATGTAGAAGAAGTTCTAATCGGTTCAGAAGACGTAAGAAGTCCAGTTAATACTATCTCATCTGCATAGATAGTAAGAGCTGATAATTGTCTAGCTATATCTCCAATCGTAACAGTACCTTGTCCCGATCCTCCTAAATCCGGAGAATTGGGATCAATAATGATTCCTGTTTGCGATCTTATATTTAGTGTGCTGGTTGAATCTACGAGAAAGGTAGATCCGAGAAGGTCGATTTGAGTTAAATTATATTTCGCATTGGCAGTAAGATTACTGTCAACTCGAAGTTTTAAGTTGGGAGTTAGGGTTGTCGCCATTTCGTTCTCCTAGAGAGGGAGGCCCTGTACCTGCCTCACACCGGAGGCAGGCCATCGGGTGGGTTATATTATCCTTTAATCAATGCCCAGCAAAGAACGTGATCTGTTGAAGGATCGCCGCTCAATGTAACTGTGATAGAGTCGGTACCTGCAGCGGCTCTTAGAACCGTGCGTGGAACTGCTCCTGCAGTCTGCAGAGTAACAAGCGCAATGTCTGCCGACGTAGCGCCGGGTACAGAAATAACTTCCGTAGCGTCGCCGCCTGCAGTCTGATGCTTACCTGCCTGTGCATATTCTGCTACAGACTGAAGCATCTTGCGTTCACGCTGGTTAAAACGTTGTTCTGGGTAATTACCGGCTGCTGCCGCTTCTGTTCTTAGATTAGGTGCTGACATAATTTATTTCCTTTCGATTAGTAAGTCATCTATCTCTTTCGAGCAAGGGGTGACTAGCCCTCAGGTTAATTGGTGGGGCAAGCCTGCCCCGAACTCACCACATAACTCAGGTGACTAGATTGGTGGGGGTCTCTCCCCCCGGGTCACACCACTCTGCACTCAGGCTATTACGTCGTAGACTTGCCTCTCCCAAGGTGTCGGGAGCCCTCTTGTGAATCCACCTGTCCCTGTGGGAGCAGGGACGATAGGAAGACTAGGCGGGGAGATTAGCTGTTGGAGAAGTTTCTGATAACCGCAACCGAAGCTGGGTGCTTACAGATAACTACGCCGATAGCTTGCATGTAACTTACAACGGTTGCTACGAAACCAGAAGCACTTGGCTTAAGGTGGAAGTCGCCGCCGCCCGGAGCCTTGACTGTCTTAAAGTCGGATCCGTGGAACTCGAGAACCTTCTGACCAGCTTTAGATTCTGGAAGAATGTAGATTCTCTTAGGTTGGCAATACTCGGAAGTATAGCACTCGAGAGAATCGTTCTGGTGCTGGTATACGAATTTCTTCGTACCACGAGCGCCGTCTTCCATAGACATAAAGCGACGATCAGTTTCACGGCTTTCGATCAAGGAGTCGAGAGTCTCAGGAGCTTGTACCATCATTTTCCAGCTGTACTGATCCTGACCAACTTTGACTTTTACTTGACTCATTGCACGTTGAATGTGACGAACGTCAATTGGGTTTCCGCCTGCATCAAACTCGGAGCTTGCGATTGCGCCGCTCATGGTCATGCCATGAACTGTACGACCGTCAGCAGCAACTAGAGATGGCAAACCTGCCATAACTTGTGTAGCTGTACCGTAGTCAGAGATAGAGCTTAGGTTAGGAACGTCGCCTGCATCTGTTTGTGCCTTACGGTACAATACTTCAGTAGCCGCTGGACCTGCACTTAGAGCGGTATTAGCGCCTGCAGTGTTGACAGCTTGAAGAGTAAGAATCTGATTGTCACGATCTTTCTGAACAACTACAAAGTGAGAGAAAGTACCAGTAACAGCAGTAGCAGCAGAAGCTCCGCCAGCTGCAGTTTTAGGCACTACTTTCTGGCCATACTCGAATAGACCTACATGGCCACGAGCAGAGTCAGAGGCATCCAAAGTAACTGCACATGGGCTGGTAAGAGTAGACGAAGCTACTGTACCGAGGACGCCAGTACCGTCAGCATGGAAGTCTGCAGCGAGACGACGCTTGGAAGCTGAAAGCTTCGAGTCCATCTCAACTTTGATTGGCTCACCATACTTCTCTGGAGACATGATAGCACGTTCGAAGAGGTCGTATTGTACTTCGATAGTAGCACGAATCTCTTTAAACTTAGCTGTATACTCTTGTAGGCTGGAACGATCAGCCGATGGGAATGTAGAGTCAATTGTACCCGGATTTGCATAGTTGATTGCATCAACACCAAACGCTGTCAACAGCATGAAGCGAAGTTCACGAGCTGCCGAGTTGGATACTTTTGCCTTAAGAACCATTTCCCAGTCACGGAAATCTTTTGAGATCTGATTTCTGATACCATCAGAGAATTTGATCTGGAGCAAATTACCGAGTGCTGGAATGTCAATATTACTAAAACTCATTTATTTAATCCTTTCTATTAGATTATCTTTTGCCACTTAATACTTTACTGAAAGTGGACCAATTTTTGAAAATACTTCCGGTATCGCCGGACTCGATGGCCTTTTTCAGTTTCTCTGCATCACTGCTTGAAGCTGAACTAGACTTAACTTTGGACTGCACATTTTCAATAGCTTCCTGCTTTTTCTGTGCAACTACTTGACTGGCCTTCTTCTGAGCCTGTACTCCGATACGATTACGTAATGCGGTAGCAACGGTTCTAAATTCACGGTCAATCAATTCCGGAGAGAGTTCCAACCCTTTCTCCTCATATTGTTCCAATCTTTTCAAGCTGCTGTTCCACAGCATTTCGTCGAATAGGTGCTCATCCTGTGCACTGCCTAGACGATCGGCAAAACGATATTTCTCAAAGACTGGATGTACTCGAGATTCCATCGAGCGAAGCTCGGCTTCCTCTCTTTCCTGCTGAACCTTCGCCTTAAACTCTTCATTTTCCTTACGGATTTTATCAAGTTCTTTGCGTGTTAGATCAGCCTGCTCCTGTGCCTTAATAGCTTGGAGTTCTTCTGGGGTAGCATTTTTCAGGAATTCACGCTTCTCAATTTCCTTACTGATTAGCTCCTGCCATGCACCCTGCCGTCCGCTTAAGGTATCAATCAAATGCTCATGGCCCTTAGAAAACGCATCTTCTAATTTAGCCCAATCTGATTCACGTTCCTTTAGCTTGGCTTCCAGTTCTTTACGAGAAGAGATCTCACGATCACGTTCTGCTTGGAACTTTCTCATACCCGCAGCCGCAGCAGCCATCTTCTTGATTTGCTCACGGTTAGAGTAGTCAATTTCTACTTTACGCTTACGTCCTGTTTCGTCTGTTACAGTGATTACTTCCTTCTCACCAGATGTCCCCGGAGTGGCCTCAGCTTTACTGGTAGCCTTACCAGCTGTAACTGTCTCCTTGGAGTCCTGAAGGGTGTCTCCACCTTCTCCTTCCAATTCAATTCCGTCCTGCGTAGATTCTTCGGCCCGAACTACAATGTCATCGTCCTCTGACGCATTGCTTAGTGTTCCGAAGTCGGCAACCAATTGCGTATCCCCGAAAGCATCCGCAAATTTGTTACCCTGTTGAGCGCCCGAATTACCCGTACTCATTATACTTTCTCCTGCCGTCCCGTCACATTGGATAGGGATAGGCCATTAGATGTTCCATTTCCGGACAATCCGAAAACTTATCTATAGAGTACACGTACTTATGTCGCCTGTCAATACGTTATACAGTATGTAAACAAAAAAGTCAAGGTCTTCCCCGGAGAGCCGCTAGTTAAGGCTTAAACACCCTATTACCGGATCTAGGAGGGACTACCTGCATATGCACCCAACCTTTTGTATGGGCAGGATCTTCTATCCAAATGCCAAATTCTTCTAATAATTTTAAATTGTTAAGACAGTATTCCGCCAGTTTTCCGTCACGATCTGCAAAGTCAACAGCTAAACATTCCATATGATTGGATTTTTTAGCTGCTCCCTTAACGGTAGCGTTAATGGCTGCGGGACGGTAGCCCGAAGTTACCTTCATGGGCTTACCCCATACGGCCCTAAACTTATTTATAGCCTTCAGGAGCTTTTCTAGATTTACTTCCATTGGCCCAGTAAGAGGAGCTTGCTTATCTCGGCCCATTAGGATTTCATCACGAGATATCATTATACTGGTTGTCCGGGAATTGGTGCAGGTGCTGGGGCTCCGGGAGGTACTTCTTCTGCCGCAGGAGCTGCTCCAGAAGATTTTTCTTGAGCTGCTAATGCTGCCCTGTCCTTATTGTGCTGTTTGAGTAATGCCTTAGTTTCTGCGGGCAAGGCTGTAAATTCCTGTGTCATAAAATAACGAAGAGACCATGCAATCATATTTTCATGATCCATTTGTTCTTCGGGAGCAATATAGATTCCCGTTGCAATCATTTCGTCGAAGATTTCTTTCTGTCTATGTCCAGCCAGTTCGAAAGCGTCAAAGATACCTTCGAGATCATTAAGTCGTAGCTTCTTAAGAAGTACTCGACTATCTACCCCTGCTTTTTCAAAGAGAGGCTGTAGTGTAATGATTTGTTGTTGACGAGTAATTGGATCAAGAGACAATGTAGTACCATACTCGCCTACTACATCAAAGCCTCCGTCAATATCCATACCCTTAACATCCGTAGCTTCCAGAGCTTGCTCCTTACCTAGTACGTGAATAGTGCGGCCAATAGACCAATGCTTACGTACAAGATTAAGTAGGGCTTTATATACAGATTCTACACAGGCTACATATTTATTAAACAGACGATGACGAATCATGTTACCTTGATTGGTAGCATATTGCATGGATGCACCGGATTGCTCACGAGATTGCTGACCAAACATGGATTCATTTACGCCCATGACATCATTGATGCCCTGAATATAATTAACTCGCTCGCTAGATAGCTCCGGAAGTAGTTGTGGAGCTGACATAAAGTATGGAGGCTGATTTCCTGTAATCTTTACAATATCCCACGGACTGTTACCCAGTGCGTCTTCTGAAATTTCTGCAGACTCCGGCAGAATCATACGAGCTGCGCCGTGAGCTTGAATATTATCAAGTCGTGTAGCATCAAGGCGATTTAAATTGTTTTGCAAAGTCATTGCATATTCAACTGCAGACTTGCCCCACAAAGTATTAGGTACATCTAGATCAGTAATAAAGTGATATGGAAGACTTGCTTGTTCTGGTAGCTTTTCAATTTTAGTTTGTTTTACTTCCTCTGGAAGATCTGACATCTCTATTTTAGATGCAGCTCCCTGACGCCTAAATCTAAACGGGCTTGGACGTGGGGATTCAATAATCTCTCCAGAAACTGTAGTAATACAATAACGGCCTAGATATCCGTTTGTCGGTAGACCGGTTTCCCAGTACTCTAATAGCTCTACAGAATTGTAATGCATGTCTCGCAACTCGGTTTGCATTCCTGTAGAAGTTGGAGTCTTTTCCTGTACACGAGCTTGGTCTAATTCATCTCGTTTCTCGGGCCACCTAGATATAGCTTCTTCGTAATCAATATAAATACGCTCAATAACCCACTTAACGTCGTCCCAACTGCGGGCATCTGGATCTATAAATACATTCCATGTGGAAGGAATAGTAATATCTATATCTCCTTCCAATGTAAGCTCTCCTGTTTCCAGATTAGCTTCTACAATATCACCCTTCGATGAATCCCAAATAGTTTTAATAAGCCCAGTCCCGTAGACTAGGGACATCAAATTTACTTGGTCAAACTTTTCCTGAAGTTGATATTTACGTAGTGCCCAGCGAACAATACGATCCGCCGCATCTGCTTTACGTTGGTCATCTTGATCGGAAGTCTGTGGACGAACAGCAATCATTGGCGGGTTAGAAGACATTTGTGCATGAATGAAACGTAGATTCTTCATTACATAGCTTGTTGATACGTCTGCATTTGATTGGTCGATATTAGATAAGACTTCTGTAAGCGGGAAATCTAACGTCATATTCGTAGATAGAGAATTACGAGTACCTAAAGAAGAATAAATAGTGCGCTCATTCTGACGCCAAATAGCTTCATGGACTGAACGATCCCTAACGGCATTGTTCCACCGTTTAAGGATTTCAGCCCGAGCCTTGTCGTCATTCCAGATGCTTATCTTCAGAGCCATTAATCACTCTCCTCGGAAACCCCATGCATGCCATATTTCTGTAGCACGGGATCAATTATTTCCATTAGATTCTTGCTCCTAGCATCCTTACGTAGCCTTAGTTCCTTGGCTAGTTTATTTAGCAACTTCCATTCTACATAGGAATCGTGTCCGGAGTCAATCATTTCTATAGCTTGTCGAACTTGTTCCTCTACCGAAGGCTCCTCGTTTGCAACCGCTTGCTTAGTTTTTTCAGAAGAAGGAGTGTCTAGGTCTAGCATTACCTTTATTTTCATAGATCACCTCTTTGTATATCGCCAAAGGGCGAGGAGAATCTTTTTATTTTTCTTTCGTTCTTGTATGGCTCTGTAAGTAATTAAAAAATTTACTGGCATTAATATAGTAAATAAATAAATCCATGCTACCGCCATAGAAAACCCCTTTTAATTCTCATAGGTTTCAGAGACTTACGAGAATTTGGAGAAGCCGCCTTTTCTTCGAGCTTCTTTCGAGTCTCGTTAGCTTCTAGTAGTTTACCATACCACTGATCTACTGTAAAGGATTGGAGTTTTTTCTCCGGCGGAGGTAATACATCTCGTGCATACTGTGCAGAATCTAATAAATGATAACTACTTGAATTTATTATCTTTCCTATTCCTCTATCTGACCAGCGGCAATTCTGAATTTCATCAATTAAATTCATACAATTTGGAGATATCATCATCTTGTTACCCAAATCTTGCTGCAGTCCTTTAATTAACTCTTCTTTTCTATTAGCATTTTTAGAATCTACAGTCATATAGTTGACTCCCATAGAGGAGGCAGTATTTACATACCATGGGGCATAGTCCGAGATTCTGCGAACTATATTTACCCTAGAGGTATAATACTGTACGGCCTTAACAATATCCGTAGGTACTTGAATTCCTTTGATATATTCTGCTAGTATACAGTGCCAGACAGAAGTTTGTGGATCTTCTGCCCATATAGTAAGCCCCGTGGCAGAGCTAATGGCCGGGTCTACTGCTTCCAAATGACGCCACATAGTGCTATATCCTTCTGGCATTCGAACCATTGTATCGTAATCGAAGTGATATACTTGATCTTCGGCAGTCATCCAATCTCCCTCGAAAATAGCATTACGCTGGTATTCGGGAAGGTGGGCATATCGTTTAATCAATTCTTCTCTTCTCTGAGAATCTGAATACAGAGGATTGTCCAACATTTTAAATCTATATACTTTGCCTTCGGGCGGCTCAATTGAATCTACAAACCTTTGTATACCTACGTTTATAGTAAGCGGAGTAAATGAAAATATAGAATATCCGTCACGAGCTTGAGTACGAACCAGCACTTCTCGGATAAGATCCAAGGTGGGAGGCAATTCGTCTACCCATGTAATATGAGCTACGTAAGATTGCAGCCTTTCCCTAGCTGTGGTTGGGTTTTCTAGAGACTGAAACACAATTCTGTTACCATTATCTAACTCTAATCGCTGAATGGCATTACCCATACGTACTTCTCTATATGTGCCCGGCTCTAAGTAGCTTCGAATCTTCGGGAGAAGCGAATCTTCCAACTGCTTTCCGGTACGGCCAGCAACAATAGCAAGTATAGGCTCACTGCCCCACCCTTGTTGTCCGACTTGTGCTCTTCTTTTTGAAACCAACTCGTGATCTTCCAATAAGATCTGGGTAAGCATGCGAGCCGCTGTCTGAGATTTGCCAGACTGATTGCCTGCTCTTAAATAGTACTGTTTATATTTACCAAAATCGTCGAAGAACTGCTGTTGTGAAGTCGTGGGCCTAGAATCTAGATGTGCAGGATCGAAAGCTTCCTTGCGGCGAATAGCCTCAAGGCGCTCTAGGGCTAGAGCTAATAGCTTATCCTGCGACATTTTACAACTCTTCGAGAACTTCGCAACTTACTACAGTAGCTGTTCCAGTTGCGGCTATAAGCTGTACTCTACATTTATTAAGTAGAGGCAATACTGCCTGATCCCCTGAAACTTCAATGTTCCAACGAATATATGTATCCGTTCCGGACACGGATGCACTCTTTACGTCCACCCAATCACTTCCATTAGCTGTCTGTAGCTTGGCAGTTACCGTACCTGTAAGGCCGCTAACTTTTAATTTGATGATACCATTGAGAGCACCACCTGCCGAGTTAGGAAATTCTTGAGTTACTACAGCTGTCTGAGTTCCAGATACTGCAGCGCCCGCTAGGGCTACATTTTTTGCTGACCAACCATTTGGCATAATTACGCCTCCTTCCTATTGTTAATGTAATTACGTGAATTAAAATTCATACTTTACTTTCTCCTATGTAAGTGACCAATAATGAAAATATAACTTATCCCCTACAGCTAAAGTAGAAGATAAATCTCCCAAAAAAGAAACACGGCTGACTCCGCCTACAGTAGATATACTATAGTCTTCGCCCTCATATTGAACCGTGCCTGAAATACTAACTTGCATACTTTCTGCAATAATTAATCTAGTTAAATTTATATACCCATTTGTAATGTCTATAGCTGTAATAGTTTTAGTTTCTTTATGTGGTATTCTTTTATTTGCACCTAGAGATAAATCTAATCCAGCTAATGCTGCTTCTACATCTGCAGAAGTTCTAGAGTAATTTATAGGAGCAGTAGCAACAGAAACTCCCGCAGCTTTATCCACTAAATTATATGCAATTGTTCCAGTGCCGGTATCAATTGTTTTTTCTCTAAGAGAGCCATAAGACATGGCATCCATCTTAAATGTATCTGTTCCGGTACCGGACGCCTTTCCAATTTTGTAAATTGTTCCAGCAAATGTAGAAGCAGTAATACCGCTATAGCTATTAGAATTTGTAGCAGTTACAAGCCCATTTGTAATTCCGCCGTAGGTACGATCTATGTTTACTACTCTGC